CAACCCCAAGCTCAACACCCCCCCCAACCAATCAACATAACTCTACCAACTAATCTTACGAATGAATTGACCAACACATACCGGAATGTTATTAACATCATGGGTTTACGTGAGGAGTTAAATATGAAAACCCAACAACTTAATGATGAGATTGAACATAATACTATGTTGTTGAATGACAAAATGGACATCGTTGAATCGACGTGTAGTACGATTTGTACAAAGTTTTTAGACAAAACGTTGGAAATTATCGATGAGAGGGTGTCGAATGTGCGACCAAATATATTTTCTCTAACTACGCAAAGTAAGGTGATGACCTTGTATTTTCAGAACAATGTAGAATGTATTTTGTCTCCAGGATTGTGTAATGTCTATGCGTTCGAAATCGTCAGTATGGATTCTGTGAAGAAACAAGACTCTGTATCTATAACGATATTGGACCGCAACCTAACCCTACGAATGAAATCCAATGGTTTGGATCTACGTACGAATCATTTGGAATCCTTGCCAAAAAGTATTAGCATGTTGAGTAGTATGGTTGTTGGTTCTGAAGTAGAATGTAGGGGATGTGTTCGATTATGGTTTAAATCCTATTCTAAAGATAAGTAATCCACCATGTTCTTAATCTGTTGTTCTACTACTTCGTACCAATAAGGAGGAGCACGGATTTTGATAAATTTATCGTACGCCTCTCCCTTTTTGTTATGAATTTGATACAGAATATCTCGATATTTTTTCTCTAAGTGATCTACTTTTGAGAAACGAAAATTTTTATTTAATTTTTCTAAATGTATTAAACCTGTGTCATTATCCAATAAACAGTACCTTTTCTTATCATCTACACACAAATGATCGTTCCAATTTCTCTCTATGTTTACGATCAAATAATCGTAACATTGAACCCAAGATGATGTTTTAGGGGGTAGATTTCTTGTTGATATGTTTTTGTGCTCAATATTAATAAATGTTTTCAAAGATCCAATACCCAATTTATGATCTGGTTCCTCGTTGATTATAGTAACCGAGGTTGTTGGGAGATAAATGTTATGGGGTGGTTGAAGAATTTGGGCAAACTTGTAATTGACAATTTCATGAATAGGGGTATACTTATTATCTGCTTCTGCAAATGGGGAAAAGATAAACATTTGACTTTGGATTGCAATTTTATATAATTTTCGATGACAAACAGCTGGGTTAAATGGTTCGATGGATTCTGTTGCTTCAACTTCTAAGGGGTAGGAACCGGCATTGCGTTTCAGCCATTTTATCGAACACCACATTTGTCCATCTGTGCAAGATAAATAATTTGGGTCGATCAGGCTTTGAGCACGATTGATTTCTAGACAATATTGAGACATGCAATTGTATTCATACACATTTGTTTCACCGATCTTGATTCTTACATTCCGTAAAAAATGTGATTCGATATTATTCTTTTCCAAGATAAAATGACCCAAACTTTCCTTTAGATCATCGATAACGATACACCAAGTTTCATTATCAGAATACTGAAGAGCATACGATGTATTACTTGCCATTAATTGAAATTTAACATTTGTTCCATAATATATCTTCCCTTTATAAATTATTTCTGTGCGCATACAGAATATTCAAAAAATAAATATTCAAAAAAAAATATTCAAAAAAAAATATATAACAAAAAAAAAATGAAAAAAGTTATATATTTTATTTGGTCATCAATTATATATAGTAGGATGGTTTTATTTGGTATTATTAGAACTAAAATTCGTTCTAGTTGGGTAGTTGATGGTACGTTTGACAAATCGCTTCCTTTGGGGTTAAAATTTGTTGATAATACACTTCAACTAAAGTTATACCAAACCCAACCATATGGTTGCGAGCCATATGTGACAATCGTGAATACATGGTCGTATGCCAATGCCATTGTTGAATGTTTGCTGCAAGAAAACGATGATGTAGATCTACGACTTCAAATCGTATCGTATAGCGAAGATGAGGGGATATATATGATTCATATCAATGTTGAGGTTAAGGAATCGTGTTTGGAGGACTCGTATATTCTAGACAAGAACCGCCCCTTGATATTTGATCGACTCTTCCATCACAATGCTAAGCATGCCATACAATATAGTATCGATGATTTTAATCAGGTAGGGAATTCGTGTGTGGCATACGATGTTGATGCACCGGATAATGATTATGGGATTGCTAAGCTACTTCCTTATCAACGAGAAGACATACGATGGGCATTGGACTTAGAGACCTACGTATCTAAGAACGTAAAGGAACGAGTATTCTCTATCACGGAGCGTAATGTTAGATACTCCATCCCAAATTCGGATCAACACATTCTATTCACAAACATGAGTTGTTATCGTTTCCCCGGGGCCCACAATACTACCGACCAATTGTTTTGGAAGGGTGGTATACTGTGCCATGATGTTGGGATGGGTAAGACATTGATTATTATTGGGATGATCATCGCAACAGTACGAACAAAGAAATTAAATCTGGTCGTGTGTCCTCGTAGATTGATTAAGCAATGGACGAATGAAATTGAAGAGAATTCTAAGATTCGAGTAGTCCCGATTATGTCGATAACACAATACCGTAAGGCTTGTAGACTGGGCATCCTATCGTCACCAGAGAAGACGACGATTGTTGTGATGGGTTATAACTTTTTCACGAATACTAAGTACACCGAAGAAGTTAATTTGCCCCGTATTCATGACATTGACTGGGACCGAATCGTCTTAGACGAAGGACATGAGATACTACGTGATCACTTCCGTACGAATGAATCATCCCGTATCGAGGTTGAGCTTATGAAACTAAAACAAACCAGAGCCCACCGATGGATTTGCAGTGCAACTCCTTATAATTCTATAGTAAGTTTCGCCCATGTGAGTAACTTTTTACAAAAGGCCAACAACTTTAGTTTCTACTATGATGCTGTGAATACTGAACAGGAAATAAGTATCGAAAAAATAAATCATAAGTTTAACCATAGCATTCAAAAAATTATGCCAAAATATATCCGAAAACGCCGAGAAGGTTATGCAACGATACCTCGTCCAATTTTTCGAGACATACTCCTTGATATGAGTAGTATTGAGGAGACGATGTATCGTACGTGTGTTGATGATCATGAACGGGTTATGTTTTGCACTCATATTTTGGTTAGTGACTTCCATAATCGAATCATGGGAGGGGAGGCGATCTCGATGCTCGAGCTAAAGGAAAAGTATGCAACTAAGTTTTTGAAAATGAAAAAGTTATGTTTAACCAGGATAAACAACATCACCAACCGTCTGAGCGAAAACCTTAGTGTTAGTGATCGCAGTAAATTAAAAGAATCGATGAATCTAGTTCAGAAACATCTTCAAGAAATCGAATCAAGATCTAAAATCTTTGATAAAATTGATGAAAGGATTCGGGACAACGAGATTTGCCCAATATGCTTAGATGCATGGGGGGACAAGGTCACGGTTGTTACGCATTGTGGTCATTTTGTTTGTAGAGGGTGTTGTGATGGCATTATGACAACCTCAAAGAAATGTCCGATGTGTAGAGAGCCCATGACGAAGGATAATATTACCTTACTAAGGAACAAGACAGATTCGATCGAAAGATCCGATGTTGAGGAGGATGGGTTGAGAAAACATGGGGTGAAAATGAGTTTCTTAATTCGCGAAATACAACGAATCGTTGCAGCTGATGATGATAATCGTATCATCGTATTCTCAACCTGGGATGTTATGCTTCGCTTGATCAAAGAAACCTTGACTGAGGTGGGGATTAATCACATTTCTATCAATGGTACGGCTGCGCATATCGCATCCAAGGTATTGAAGTTTAAGACAGATGCATCTTTGAAAGTAGTGATGATGTCATCGGATAAAGCATCATCCGGCTTAAACCTAATCGAGGCGACACACATCATCCTCTTGGATAGTGTGAATGCAATAAATTCTGACTTTGTGACACTGGAAAAACAAGCCATCGGTCGGGCGGTTCGATTAGGTCAAACGAAACGTGTAGAGGTGATTCGAACGATAGTACGGGATACGATTGAGGAGACGAATTACAACAACTTGGTTTCTACACGTAAAATTGTTCAGGAATCGTAAAATATTGTATTTTCTATTTTTTTTATCTTACTATTACATCGAATAAAACATGAACAGTACGAAAAAATCAATTATCAAACTAGTCCCAATCATCTTATTGTGTTCAGTGGCTTACGTTGTATTCAATATCGTTTCTAAGAAAGAAAATTTCAATACCTCAACTGAAGGTGTTGATGAGGATGATATTAAGAATCGTACGATGAATAGAGGTACCTTGGTATCGGTCTTGAGCAGTATTATGCTTGCGTTAGTTGGTGGAGTTATGGCTCAACGAAATGTACCGGATAGTATGATCGTGCTCAATTTTGGTTTTATCCTAGCCCCAGTGATTGGCTACATGTTGGATATCGGTATCGGTACGGACGAAGGATATGGATTGTTTGATAACAAGAAGGAATGGGTCTACTTTGTTCTAGAATCCATGGTGTCGGCTAAGTTTCTACGATACATAATCACCATATTGTTAGATATCTTCATCAGCGATCCAATTCAGGACGTCGTACGTTACTTTACATCAGGTCTACGGCTTACGTTGATGAATACCAAGAACGATACATATCTATCGATGATTGGTAAGAACTTCCCAAGTATCCTACAATCCGTCATCGCCTTCATCACCTTCAATGCATACACCAATCAAACACGGTTTAAATGGGCTTACCCAAATCAATGTTTACCAAAGGATAAGAGAATCAACACCTTCACCATCTCCATCGCAACCAGTATCGCTGCTATGGGGTTCTTAACTCATAATTACCATAGCAAAAGCTCCGACCTTTCGACTAAGCTGATCTACGTTGTGTTGGCGATTGGGTTGCTGTACGTTATAAACCAATTCGAACTGGGTGAAACCACGCCGTATGCTGATTGTAGTAATAGGAAGGAACTCGACGACGATACAGGAGATAATGGTGAATTATTAGACGATAACACTACCGTTAATTTACCAACAACAACTACATCTACAAGTACTAACAAGGTAATGATAGGTGGTACGTTATTTGCTTTATTTGTGTCATATGGTCTTGTATATCCATTATCTAAAACTAAATAAATAAATAATGTTGATCGAACATCTACTATTAAATTATCATCGCTGGTTTGATAGAATCCTTGAATTTTTTCATAAAGGAAAATATTTTGTTCCATTTTAAATTTCAAATATATAAAGAAAAATATACATACACAACACTACACCATACACGTTGATGTTGTGCTGGATGCTTTTACAGGTAATTTGTTGCTGCCCAACTTCTTCTTATGCTTCCTAACATCGTTCTCAAACACATCGTACCCACACTTTCGATAGTAGGTTTGGCGTTTCGTGCACTGCCGTACGAAGGAGGCATGTGGTTTGTCACGGATGTCCAAAATAACAGGAGGTGTTGATTCGTGGTTTCTTCGTAGAATACGCCCCACACTTTGTTCGATGTCTGTCTTAGGAGTGGCGAGGACAAGGGTGTTGAGCTTCGCACAATCGAATGCCTCGGCGGCCATATGATACGTCGCAACAATAACATCGCATTCCAAGGATGCCTCCAATTCTTTCTTCTTCATCCCTCCACAATAATATCCAATCGTCTTTTCGCCTCGAGATTTAAGGATAGGGAGTAGGGCATCGTGTAGATGTACCATGTGTTCCTTACGCTCGGTTAAGATCAAACAATACCTATCATCCACAAGATACGGCTCAAGTTTCTTTACAATAAACTCGGTTCTATGTTGGTGCTTTGCTATCTGTGTGATCATCCCCGATAGGTTAATTTGTGTCTTCCCCTTGACCCATATTTTTTTTTGTTTCGTGTACTTCGGGTCCTCCGATTCGTAGTCATAAATCTTAACAACAACCGAATCATCTGCATCCCGTTTGCACTCATATACAATATCACCCAAATACCATTTGAAAACTTTCGTCAGCCCATCCTTCCGTCTTGGTGTGGCGGATAGACCAATAACATAGGGTGTCACGATCTTAGGCAATGCTCGACTAAACACTTCTGCTGCTACGTGATGGCATTCATCCACAATAACAAGGTTGAAGTTTTGGAAGATTTCGATCGGATAATTCCGCATGGCTATGCTTTGTAGCATCCCAATCACGATATCCTTATCATCTACATCAACCGTGTCCCTTTGAATGAAACCAATCCGAGCATTTGTAAATTGTTTGATCCGTTCACACCATTGGTTCAATAAATGCTCTTGGTGAACCACCACCAAGGTTTTTGCATTCAGCTTACACGCGATATCCAAGGCCATGACCGTATTGTGGGTCACAGTCCCATCACCGAGTAAGAATCGACGGTTACCATCGATACAAAATCCACAGTACTCAGACTTATAGGATCGTACGACGGTTAGATCGGTTTCTAATCGCACAGTTCTACCGAATCTTAATAGAATCGTAGAACAGGTTGTGTCGTTGACACATACTTTCTTTAACGTCATACCCATACTACCGATCAAAGCCTGTAGGTAGTTGAAAGTGAAGGAGTGAATACTAGCCAAACACAATACATCAAAATCACCGAAAACCCCCTTTAGGAACTTAAGCTTACTCTCCTTAGGGCTAAAGATAGTAAGGATTGGGATTTTAACATAATTGTAGGGACGTCGTTTGAGTAAAAATCGGTACCATAATCCCAATGCATAGGCGCCTCTTATTTTTGTTGTTGTACGATATGTTTTATGAAGATGGAAGTTCGTACGAACCCCAACATACTGTTTACGAATATCTTGAGGTAACTCGGCATACTCCCTTACATTCATATCCACTAACTTGCCATTAATGCTTAGGGTTAGGATATGGGAAGAATTTACCCTATAGGGGAGACCGTAGCTTTGTTTTACCAACCACATATCCTCCTCACCTCGGATGGTGCTCAACACATTTCTAGGAAGTAGGTCATCTCCTATCAATACATCCCCTTCCTTAACATCTTCGGCGAGCACAACTTCACCATCATACTTCAAAACAGGAGTAGATGGATCCAAGCATTTTCCCTTTCCACAAGGGACGCTTAGGATCCCCCCCCCACCTCTACGACAAGCGTCTATCATTGGCTCAACCATTTGTTTTTGCTCTCCCCGTAGCGAACCTTTGAACATGAGAGATGTTGAGGTGTTTGCCAGAGGGATTGGTTTCACAGAATCGAGATTGGGTATCGATAGATCTGGATTGCTTTGGAAGAAGAATCTAGGGATCGTTAGATAGTACTCGTCCTCTCCGTAAACCATAAAAGAGGAGTCTAACTTCGCACCAGAATATGCCGAATTATTAAAAGGTTCGACGGTTAGTCGACGCTTTATTTCTTCGTAAGTTGCTTTATCTAAGGATGTTTTCAAAAGCTTCAACCCACCGTTTCTGTTATAATGTGTAGTATTTGTTGCACTCATCATCGTATTGTCTTAGTTTGATATGAAGATAGTATTGGGTTTACGAATTTTTTTAATTTCATATTTTTATGATTTCGATAATTTGTATTTACAAAAAAAAACTTATTATTCTACTAAGAACATGAACATCAATCATAGTACTCAAAATCGGATTCTTCTTCGTCGGTAAAATATCCAGAAAATACCGAAACCTGATCGTTGCAGGAAATATTACTAGGGAAATCATACTCTTGTATACCATCCAATAACTTAAGCTCATTTACTTTCAATTCAGAGAGATTAATGTACTCGGGTTCGTCCTTCATTGTGTCTAAAGACCAGGCTTTCGTGCTGTTCAATCGTATCGATTGTTTTAAGTAAGCCTCGTCGTCATAATCAACTTCTCCAACATCATACGATTCATCGGTGTTCTTTTCATCTATCTTATACTCTACCTGATTCGTCGCATCTTCATCTACCTGATTCGTCGCATCTTCATCTACTACCCCGTTTGTATTTTCTGTGTCCATGTGTATATTCTCAAATATCCCACTTTCTAGTTGATACTTATACTGATGATCTGCTACAGTGAACTGAACGGGCATAAACCTATCAACAACGAGATTAAAGACGGATAGAATATCGATATCGGGATTGTTCTCATACACCTTATTGATGATATTAAAGAATATGTCTTTTTGAGAACCCTTGTGCAATGCTTCGATTACCGAACAATCCTTTAGGTATTGTTGGAGTTTAATTGTATGGTACTTATTGTTTTGTTGCATGCTTAGTAGCTTGGGATCAATCCACATTCCATTATACGTGTCGTTTATGTTCTCATTGTTGTGACTTTTATCATACTTAATGAACAGCAAGGTTTGTAACAACTCCATTGTATTTTGTATCATATAATTTTGGTTTTCATCAACAAACTTGAGTTTATTATGTATATTATTTCGTATGAACTCAG